CCTTGCCGAACAAAATCTAGAAAAATTCCAGCAAAATCAACCGCACTTAGTGGTGGACACCTCACTTTATCCGCCCAGCTATCAGCAAAAACTGCTCACCCTGCTTTCTGAGGAATATGATTTAGACGACCAGACCAATGGCGTACTCATTCATTCCGACAATTTCCAAGCCCTGAATCTTTTGCAAGCCCGTTATCGGGAACAGGTGAAATGTATCTATATTGATCCGCCGTATAATACGGGCAACGATGGTTTTATTTATAAAGACAATTATCAGCATTCTAGCTGGCTCACCACAATGGAAAACCGTCTTCAGGCAGCCTATTCTTTATTGCGTCAAGATGGGGTGAATTTTATTTCGATTGATGATTCAGAACAGGCGAGATTGAAACAATTGTGCGATGGGATTTATGGGGAGAGTAATTTTGTGGCAGAAAGAATTATTGATGCCACACCTAAAAATGATCCTATTCTTATTTCAACATCCCATGAATATATGCTGGTTTATTTCAAGAATAAAGAATATGCCAAGATGGCAACTTGGGGAGCATTACACCCGTTAAATGAAAAACTGCAAGATCTAGTTAAAGGGTTGTCATTTGATGAGGCAGAAAGAAAACTTAAAGATTTTTATAAAAAAAATAATCTATCAGATGACAACATATCAAATTATAAATTTGTTGATGAATATGGAATATACAGAACAGGACCTCTTGATGATCCACAGGGTAAAGGTCCCAAAGACAATAGAGTAAATCCTAAAACAGGTAATTTCCTCAAAATACCAAGTAGAGGTTGGAGTTGTAATCTTAACACTTGGAATGAATGGGTATCTCAACATTTAATTAATTTTCCTGATACTGATAGCGTCCTTCCATCAAAAAAGACTTATCTAAATAATGATAAATTAGAAATTGGTCGGTCTGTTATTAAGGCTCAAACTAGAAAAAGCACAAATATTCTTTTTAATTTCTTTAATAAGAAAAAAATTTTCAATAACCCAAAGCCATTAGATGTTATAGGTGAATTAATAAATTTATGTGCTGACAAATCTTCCCTAACTCTCGACTACTTCGCAGGCTCAGGCACCACCGCCCACGCAGTGATTAATTTGAACCGTGAAGACGGCGGTAACCGCAAATATATCCTTGTGGAACAAGGCGAATATTTTGACACCGTGTTGAAACCGCGTGTACAAAAAGTGATTTACAGCGAAAACTGGAAAGACGGTAAACCCGTGCCGTCTGAAAAACAGTCAGATGGCTTTAATGGCGTGTCGCAAATCGTCAAAGTATTAAAACTCGAAAGCTATGAAGACACCCTCAATAATCTGGAACTCAAAGGGCAAGCGGATTTTATCGGTGAGCTGCCTGAAAGCGTGCAGGAAGATTATTTATTGCGTTATTTATTGGACGTGGAAAGCAAAGGCTCGCTACTCAACAGCGATGATTTTACCCACCCCTTTGATTATTGCCTCAACATTGCCACCGATTCCGCAGGGGCTTATGCAAAAACCAATATTGACTTGGTGGAAACCTTTAACTATCTGCTCGGGCTTCGTGTGCAACACATCACTGATGAACGAGAAAAACGGGGTTATGTGATGGTGGAGGGGGCGTTGCCGAATGGCGATCGCTGCCTGATTGTGTGGCGTGATGGCGAAAAAATGGGCTATGCCGAAGTGGCACAATTCTTTAATGCACAAAATATTAACCCCAATAGCGATCAATATGATGTGGTTTATCTCAACGGCGATCACGATATGGCAAGCCTTTGGCAAAACGAAGATGGCACAGAAAGCCGTTTAAGCCTGCGTGCCATTGAGCCTGAATTTTTACGCCTAATGTTTGCGGAAAAAGGGGAATAAAATGGCAAAACAGAAAAAAACTACGGAGAAAAAACACCGCACTTTTCACGCCCATTTGATTTTAAACCGCTGGATTTTGTCGCTTTTGGGGCAAAACAGTTTTGAGGATTTAAAAAAGGCTTTAAAGGATAATGACTTAATCGGCTTAAATAATGAGGGGCAAACGCTTTTTTTTGAAGCCTTGAAAGACGTTTTTTCTAAAAAAATCAGTGAGGAAGATTTTCGCCGTTATGATTTAAATATTGTCAAACATTGGCAAACCATCACCGAAAAACGCAATCAAGCCAGCGGTCATCAATTGCAGATGAAATATTTCCAATATTTATCGCTGTTGTTTACTGAGATTTATTTGGATTGGTTTGTTCATCGCACAGAGGCAATGCTGGCGGGCTTAAATCAAATCTTGGCAAGCTATAAGCAAGAAAACGATCATTTGGATTTATCCGATTATCAAGCGGAAGATTTAAACAAAATCGCCTTTTGGAATGCCACAGGCTCGGGCAAAACCTTATTAATGCACGTCAATATTTTGCAATATCAGCACTATTGCCCCAATAAAATCGATCAAATTATTTTGCTCACGCCCAATGAGGGCTTAAGCCATCAGCACTTGCAGGAGTTGGAACAATCCAATTTTTCCGCTGCTTTATTTGATAAAAATAAATCCCCGAAGCAAGGGGAATTATATGAAGCCATTCAGGTGATCGATATCAATAAATTGGCAGATAAACACGGCGATAAAACCGTGGCAGTGGAAAGTTTTTCAGGCAGCAATTTGGTGTTGGTGGACGAGGGACACCGCGGCACATCAGGCGATGCGTGGCTAAAACGCCGTGAACAATTGATTGGCAATGGCTTTGCCTTTGAATATTCTGCCACTTTCGGGCAGGCGGTGAGTAAGGGCAAAACCGTGAAAGAACAAATAACCGAATGGCAAAAAAAGCAAGCGGGCATTCTGTTTGGCAAAAAAAGCCTAAAAGGCTTAGAGGAACATCAATTGGCACAATTACAGCCTGATGTTTTGGCATTGCAAGAAATCAAACAATCGGCAATGTTGGAAGTGTATGCCAAAGCGGTGCTGTTTGATTATTCCTACAAATATTTTTATGCCGATGGTTACGGTAAAGAAAGCCAAATCCTCAATTTGCGTGATGCAGATTATGCCCCACACGGTGAGATGTATTTAACCGCTTGCTTATTGGTGTTTTATCAACAGTTGTATTTATTTGAACGCCATCAAAAAGCGATTGCCTCTTTTCAAATTGAAAAACCGCTGTGGGTGTTTGTGGGCAATAAAGTTGCCGATGATGACAGCGATATTTTAAAAATCCTGCAATTTCTCGCCCATTTTGTCAACGACCGCAGCACCATTGAACGCCGTCTGAACCAATTACTCAGCGACAGTGCTGTATTAACCGATTCGAAAGGAAATAATATCTTTCAAGGGCAATTTGTGCCATTAATGGATTTTTTAGGCAAAGAAGCCGAGTTGTATCAGGATATTTTGCAAAAAGTCTTTAATACTGCCATTGATGGGCGTTTGCAAGTAGCCTTATTAAACAATAAAAACGCAGAGGGCGAATTGGCATTATCGGTAGGCAATGCCCCAGCTTTTGGTGTGATTAATATTGGCGATGCCAAAGGGTTTGCCAAAACCGCCGAAACGCAAAGGGATTTTGATACCGTACAGAATGATTTTTCACCCTCTTTATTTCGGAAGATTAACCACAAAGACAGCGATATTCATTTGCTGATTGGCTCAAAAAAATTCACCGAAGGCTGGTCGAGCTGGCGGGTGTCCACAATGGGCTTGCTCAATATGGGCAAAAGCGAGGGCAGCCAAATTATTCAGCTTTTTGGGCGAGGCGTTCGGCTCAAAGGGCAAGGCTATTCGTTAAAACGTAGCCAAGAAAATGAACGTCCTCAAGGCGTATTTCTGGAAAAATTAGAAACGCTGAATATTTTCGGCATCGCCGCAGGTTATATGGAGGAGTTTAAAAAATACCTTAAAGAAGAGGGAATTACCCCGCCTGATGAAGTGCTGACCATTGATTTTAAAGTGCGTGCTAATTTGCCACAACGCACCTTAAAAACCTTGCAATTAAAAGATGGCTATAAAGACAACCAAAAAATGGGCTTTAAACGCCAACAAAAAGGCATTGAATTTTTCAGGCTGCCTGAATGCTATCAAGGCAAAGCCAAACGCCTGCATATTGAGTTGGATTTATATCCGAAGATCGAAATGTATCGCACCAAAGGCGACAGCACGTCAATAGATAAACGGGAACACCACAAGTTGGATCAACGCCTGTTTACCGCCTTTGATTGGGAAAAAATCTATCTCGCTTTGTGGGAATACAAATGGCAACGCTCGTGGTGGAATCTGCAAATCCATAAAAAAGGCATTCAAGATTTTGCCCGAACGGAGGGCTGGTATCGCCTGTATATTCCGAAAGAGGCACTCAGCGTTCATTGTTATGCCGATATTGAAAAACAACAAACGATTCTGATTGAACTGCTAAAACTTTATATGCAACGTTTTTACCAAACCCTCAAAGGCTTGTATGAAGGACAGTTTTATGAAGTGGTGGAGGTGAATGAAGACCACCCAGCCTTGCAAAACCACTATCATTTTGCCTTTGATAAAGACAATAATGAGGAGCGTGAAGCATACGCAAATAAATTAAAACAGTTGGAAAACGCCATTAAAAATGGTCAATTAAAACAAGCCCTCAACTGGCAAGCCCCCAACATCACTGCCATTTGCTTTGCACCCCATTTGTATTACCCCATTATGACGCTAGCAAATGCCGACACCTTGCCGTTCACCATGAAGCCCATGGATATGAACCAAACCAGCGAAATCCGTTTTGTGCAAGATCTGCAAACCGCTCAAGCCAACGGAGATCTTAGCCAATGGATCGGCGACAAAGAGTTGTATTTGCTCCGCAACGCCGCCAATAAAAACAAAGGTTTAGGCTTTGCGTTGGCAGGCAATTTTTACCCTGACTTTTTGCTCTGGCTGGTGGATAGAGAAACAGGCGAACAATGGCTCAGCCTGATTGACCCCAAAGGCATTTTGCATATGAGCATTGACGATCCCAAATTCGGCTTGGCAGAAGAAATCAAAAATCTGCAAAAAGAAAACGGCTTAGCGATTCAACTTAACGCCTTTATTCTTTCAATCACCGAAAGAGCGGATTTAACCCATCAATATGATGAAACTGTCTATCAAGACAAAAATATTCTGTTTATGCAGGATAGGGATTATTTGAAAGCGATGTTTGAAAAGATGTTGTTGAGTTAAGGAAGTTAAATGGGGTTGCTATGCTGATTCCTAGCGAGCAAGGGAAATGGCTATGATAATGCAGTGATGGAGGATTTTTTAGCATTGTGAAATCGAAAGGTTTTTCCCAGAATAATTTTATGGATATGACGAAGCTGGAGGCGGCACTGTACGAGTATATTCGCCACTATAATGAATGGGATTAAACCTGTGTTAAACAACTAGAGTCCTGTGCAATACAGGACTCAATATTTAATTTCCTAGGTGTTTAGGACTTTTTAGGCAGATCATTTTATTGAAACTGAAGTGCGGTGTTTTTTATCTATTTTTATTTAGTCTGATTGCATTCCCTTAAATGCGAGAATGTTAAAGTAGACAAAATTTGATCCTGAAATAAGCATATTAATTTACAATGAGTTTTTTTTAGTCAATTAAACACAAAGTAAGAAATTTCTATTTGACTAATCGACATAAATCCGTAAAATTCACCCCGTTATTTAGCAGGACCAAATGGTTAGTTAAATTTGCGGGAATAGCTCAGTTGGTAGAGCACGACCTTGCCAAGGTCGGGGTCGCGAGTTCGAGCCTCGTTTCCCGCTCCACTTGCCCGAGTGGTGAAATCGGTAGACACAAGGGATTTAAAATCCCTCGACTTTCGAGTCGTGGCGGTTCAAGTCCGCCCTCGGGCACCATTTAAAAGCATAAGTAAATCAATAAGATAGTCGCCAAGAGCGGCTTTTTTTATATCTCATTTTTATCCTCCCTTTTCTTTTGGTGTCCATTTGGTGACCATTTTTAGCCTATTATAAAAAAACTAACGCTTTGCTTTTAGTCTGATTTGGTGACTAATGGTCACCAAATTAGTTACTTATATCATCTTAACTGTAAATAAATTCTATAAAAAATCTCACGTAAAATAGAAATTTTATTGATATTTCAAGATATTAATGCAAACCTTTTACAAGCTCCGATCTTTTTTAACTGAAAATGACTGAAATTTACTGTAATTTTTTTAGTTAAGATCAAATTTATTTTTTATAGAGATCCCTTTTCCGTACTGGCTTTAGTGAGTTTTTCCCTATGAAATTTAACTGAAAAAACAGCAATTTTTAACACAAAAAACGCGGGTGGGAGAGTGGATTTTTCGTGGCGTTTGACGTGGCGTGAAAATTTTCCGTGGTTCAATGGTGATTTAGAGAAAAAAAATAGAAAAAGGGCAATAAAAAAGCCACCTAAAAAGGTGGCTCATTATGTAGGAAAGGTCTAGCGTTGAATAATCGGTGTAAGTTTACCTTTCTCGGCTAAGGCTCTGTTATTGTAGCTATTAAACGTGCTGCTTTGATCGGGGGCTGAACCGCCGTTGTGGGTGTGGCTTGCAACGGTGTTAGCAAGGTCAGCAACGATTTGAATTGTTTCTTCCATAATGTTTAATATGTTTTGTTCGCCTGAACCGATATTGATTTGGCTCGCTAGAAGCTGAATGGCTGGAGCTTGTAGCTTAATGAGTACATCAGAACAACGCTCGGCAATGCCGCTTATTTGTTCTTTGAATGTGCCATCAATCGCTGTTGTATTATTGCCCGCAGTAACCGTTGTAATATTGCCAATAACACTAAGGCTATAATTTCCGCCTACGTTGATTTGCTTATCTGCGTCAATATTACTTTGCGATGTCCCGATATTCTTCGTTTCCGTGTCTGTTTCAATCACACGGATAAATGAACGATCCGTAATAGTTTGATCGGTTTCTCGCGTTTTGTTTCCCGCTGCGTCGGTTCGTTCAAAAACTTCTGGGCGTTGCTGTTTTAGTTGCTCGCCAATAGCCACTGATGGCACGGTTTTATCTTGTGCCAATAAGGTACGCACAAAAGGCTTATCAGGTCGCCCATAGGCATAGCCAATTTCGACAATCGTCCCCACTTCAGGAAAAGCAAAATCGCCACCTTGTGAACCCGTACTTGTAACGGGCAAAGGTACGGCGGAATAAGGCGGCGTATTTGTGTCATCACTTCCATCTTCATTGAGAACTTGTAATTCTACCGCATACTTAGGGCGAAACGGATCGGCAATATCTCCGCCCGAACTTGGATCAGCTACACCGATCACTTTGGCATAACGTGGCAAGTGATAACCGCCTGCAAGTTCAGGAAATTCTTTCTCCATCATTTGGCGTTGTGGGCTTTTCTGTTTTGGTTTACCCTTCTCATCAACACTTTGCCATTGCAAAATGAGTTCATCATTAATCAATTCCGTCTGTGTAATTTTATGTTGATTGACTAACGCACCTGGGCGAATCGCAGAGTAAATTGGCAACGTCATCCGATTGTTACTGCTATCTAAGGCTTCAGAGCTGTCTATCTCAATATTCTTGCCATACCAGCGGCTATCTTGATAACTTCCTACAAAAACCGTGCCATCAGCTCCTTGTTGCCATAAATAATCAGGAATATTGAATAATCGCCCTAAATTATTCAGCAACTGATAGCCTGATCCCGAATGGGTAAAATTCGGGATCGGGGTTGTGGCATAAGGTTGAGAGGGAAGTTTAAAGGTGATCCCCGTTTTAGATTGCAAGTAGGCACAAATATCATTCAGCGTTGCGTGGCGAATGGAACAGTTATGCACGCCCTCAAAAACGGCAACTTTCTCACGAATAAAGCACTTTTTAAATTTGGGTTCGTCATCTTGGGCGTGTTCAATCACACCATTAAAATATTGGTAAAAATGGGCAGCTTCACCAACACTAATTTCTACAGTTTTGCCCGTTAAATCGCCATCGCTTTCAACCACAATAAAACCCCGCCCTGCATTATTGAGTTCTAACACAATATGGCAGTGGCTTAAGTCGTATTCTTTGCCGTCAATTAAGCATTCTTTGATAATTTTCATTTATCGCCTCCGCTTCCGATTGCGTCATCAATTTTCTTCCAAATGCTATTGTCTTCTTCTGGTACTACTTTCGGTTGTGTCGATTTCGCTTCAGGGGCTTTTTCCGTTTGCACTTTTTTCTTCGGTTTGGTCTTACGCTTCTCTTTTTTCTCGCTGACGCTATTGACTTCTTTTAGCGTAAAATTCACCTGCCAAGCCATTTTGTCCCCTTGTTCAACCATACTTACTGATCCGCTAAATTGTACTTCACGCATATTTACCGCTTCAGCCGATATGGAAGAAACCCGATATGTTACTTGTTCACCTGATTTTTCTGTGGCTTCAGCAAAATTGAATAAATCCTTTAGCCATTGTTTTTCACGGTAAGGGATCAAGCCTGAAACGGTCATTTCTTTTGCCTTAACGCCTTTATCTGCTTTTTGGGTGCTAGACTGGCGACCGCTCATATCTGCTTCTTCCCGTTTTAACGTAATATTTATTGATGGGTTAAGCAAATAAACAGGCTTACCATTTAAAGCAAGTTGCACAGAGGGGCGGGGGCGTTGAGGCTGTAAAAAACTCATCTCATCATCTCCTTCAAATTCGTTAAATCCTCACCGATAAAAACCAGTAACGCCGTAAAAATATTGCTTGCATTGGGGATATGTTGATTGATCTCTAACGCAATTTGCTCAAGGTGAGCCTTTTTTGTGTAGCAATAGGCTTCCACTGACGCATTTAAAAGTGCGGTGGTTTTTTCTTGATTTTTTTGTTCACGCTCCGCTTTTTTCGCTTTCAGTTCTGCCAACATCGCCATAGGATCAAGACTTTTTGACGCAGTGGCGTTGGCGTTACGCATTACCGCTTGCAACGTTCTGGCAGATTGCGGGGTAATGTCTGCACTTGGCAAAAAAGAGGGATTGCCGATGGTCGGCATTTTTACCATTTTGCTATCGCTTAACGTTTGCTGTGATTTGGCATAATCCAAAGCCTGCTTAAATTCAGGATAGGGTAGCAAAACCGCCGCATTTTCAAGTGCGGTAATAAAATCTGCGATTTTTGCCGCAGTAATCATTATCGCCACACATTGCACCTCGCCTTTAGGGCGGTGGGGATCGCTATAATCGGTAAATTTTGCCTGTATCACTTTCACCGCATTTTCAGGCGATAAATACCGCCCGCTATCCTCTCTAATCCCGTGCGTCCAATTATGCACGCCTAATTTTGTCCCTTGTACCGATAACGAAAAAGGGGAGGTAATCCCCTTTTGTACGTTTTGTAAGGCTGTTTTTGTTTGTGGGGGAAGTTGTAATTGTTGTTTTTTCCACATTGTAAATAACCTATTTCACATTAATTAGTGATAAAATCCTCCGGATATTGCCGCCGTTTCACCTCGCTTTCATAGGCGGTTTTGCAATGGTCTTTGTCGAAAAACAACCCATTCACCAGCCGAAACCAAAACCGCCAGCGGGCTTTGGGCTTGCTCTCTAACACGGCTCTGCGGTAACAACGGCTGGAAAAGGTTTCATCTGCCCCACCGCCCGTTAAGGCGTTGCAAAGTTGGTCGAGGGCAATCAAAACGTGATAGCCCCACGTCTTAAATGGATTTTTCTTGCTCATTTTGGTATTCCTCATAGGTTTGCGACCAGCCGATCGACCAGTCATACTCAAGCGGATTTTCCGCTTGTTCTAACAAAATTTTGTGCATATAGGCGTTTTCAAACATTTTTTCTTTGAGCGTTTTCGCCGCGTTCCACACCGCTTTGAATTTGTCAAAATCCAGTGGCTCTGCCGTGTTGTCCGCACAAATCAGGGTGAAAATACGTGGCTCGCCGTTTTCTTCCGTTTTGCCGTTTAAGTCAAAATCCGCTTTGATTTCAACCAAGGTGGCACGCCCTTTTTCATCTGTATCCACCCATTTACCGATTTCTGGCACATACACACCTCCATCAACACAGTTATTTCTTTTGGCATTAATTTTTGACCGCACTTGATTTCGCTGTTCGCTGAGCCGTTCCCCTTGTCTTGCCTCATCCATCACCCATTTTCCTCCTTGCAATCTGTGATAAGGGCTTGGCTGTGGCTCAATCAAAAGGGGATAGCCCCGCTCATCGGGGATAATCTGTTTTCCCTCACTTTGCCCAATAAGTAAAGTGCGGTAGGTTTCTTCGCTGATTTCTACTGAACCCTCGGGGATAGAATGTATCCCCGCTAGAAAAAAACCTTGTGTGAGTCTGTTAAAAAAATACATTGTTCCCCCTTAATAACCTATTGCTAAAAACATCGTGTCATTTCGCTGGCTGACTACCTCAAAACCACTATTATCCATCTGACCACGGCTTTGTACGGTACTTGTATAGCTCCACACTTTGGTAAATTCCGTGAGTCCAATAAAGAATACTTGATTAGGAAAGGTTATTGGAAATGTTACTCGCCGTTGTGTGGTTGCTTCCCACCCTGCTCTAAACTTACCCCATTGAATAATTAATCCATTGGGCAATTTGCTCCACCCATTTCCCGAGAACTGTTGCGTGAAGGTTTGATTTAGATATTGCTGTACTCCTTGCTCAAAATCCGTTATCTCACTTGCGGTATGCGTATGTGAAATGTCCGCTTTTTCCAACCTCACCTGTTGCATATCTTGTGCCAATCTACTTGCATCAAGCTCACCCGCATTGCTCACATTGCCAAAGGCTTTAATCCAAAACTGCACCCCATCGAGGGTGTTTTGTGCTTTAATGCAGAGTTTGAGAACAAGGGATTTCGGGCGAGTTTCTTTTGAGGTTCGTGTATCTTTATCCGTACCATCTTTCGTAGAAGCAAGGTAGGTTTTTGCCCTTGCCTCATCTGCGACCGCCGCGTTGTTTGCCTGCACCCTGCCTTTTTCGGCAGGCTTAAACGCACCTGGCACCACATCCGTGGTATCACCATCGCGAATGACGACAGTGATATCTTTCTCGGCTTGATACCCTCTCCCCGCTTCGGTAGGAATATAGTGAAAGTGGTCTTGAAGGGTATCTTTTTGCACCTCACCCACCGCAAGCAATGCCCCCGCGTTACGAATAAAGCGGTCTTTCGCTTTCGGCACGGCGGAAAGGCTGCCATATTTTTCCACAAGGTGGCGATACAGTTCGGGATAAGCCTGTTCGCTAACTTGCTCTTCAATGTCATCAAAGGCAATCCAGCCTTCGGGGATATTGTCGGTGGCAAAATACGCCGTCATTCCCACATCAGAGCGACGCAGGTCGGGCAATGTGTTCCCCCCTAAGGCTTGATAAAGGGCGGGATAAGTTTCCTGCCCAAAACTTGAGCCGTCACAGCGTAAAAATCCGTGCGGATTTTGCACCGCACTTGGAAACGCAACAACAGAGCCAACAGGCACCCCATCACCGCCCACCTCTTTCCACGCACTCCAAGACGTGCCGTTAAAATAACGGGTTTGAACCTTGCTCTCATTGGCTTTGCGGGCAATTTGTCGGATAGCGTTAGGTTGTCCGCCACTCATCACCGCAATATGCCATTCCCCCGCACTCGGTAAATTTTGCCCGCTGGCAAAATAATAATTGCCGTCAATCTTGCAATCATTGGCATCACCGGTGGATGTCCCCACCTTAAAATCACCAATCCCATAGCCAGCTAATGTTGTGGCAGGGGATTGTTTGCTTTCAGCCAAATGGTAAACCCTTTCGGCGTGATTATCCGCCTCAACCGCTTTGTCATAGGCGGTTTTAACGGCTTGGCTTGTGGCAACGTTGTCAGAGCTGGGTGAGTTTACCGCGTCAGATTTTTTGCTGTTAGGGATAAACCGCCCATCAAGTAATCTTCGATCTGTGATTTGTCCTTGGCTGTCAATATCAGCAATAATTTGTACATAATGCCGATGAGCAGCTTGATCTAAATAATCGGTTTTATTACGCGTTAAAAACTGAATTTCCGTTTCATAAGCACCCGTTATAGTGCAATGATGTACGACATCAACATAAATAGAACAGGGGAGGTTAGTCGCATTAATTTCAGTGTGTTGGGGTAAATTTGCTCGCACGCCCTCAATATATGCTGTACCTGCATTGATGTTGTAAATATTGCCTGTTTTTCGACTTACTAAAAAACCATCATCAAAAAAGACCGCTCTTCCATACATATCTCTGTTTGTCAGGCGAATTTTTTCATCAAGCCCTGATAAGCGAAGGGTGAAATCAATTTGCCACGTTTGGGCATTCACATTGATATTGGTTAAAGTTTTGGCATTGCTAAATTCCAACAAGACGGAGCGTGTAATGCTGTTACCTTGTACGCCCGCTTTATTTTTGATTTTTTTAATGGGTTCAGATTGAATAGCACAAGCAAGCAATTTTTTGCTTTTATTGATTAAGCCAATAAAATTGTAATCCCAATCGCCAATTTCAGTGCCAAGGGTTACGGAATAAACCACCGAATTTTGATTGACTACACCCGCTTTTGAAACCGCTTGTCGGTGAACAATATGATCATTCACCGCAGATAAGGTTAAATAATCCGTTAAATTATGCTCATTCAGTGTGGGAATATTGGCAAAAATAAATTCATCAAAAATAACTGTGCCATTATTGATGGTCTGCTGTGCAATATATTGTTCAAATTCAGGCGTTAATAAATTAGCCATTTTTCACCTCTTATTTTTATTATTGTTATACGTTGGCTTTAAAATGATACGCACGATAATCACAATCAAATTCACCGTGATAAATGGTGAGTTTATTATTTGTCATTACTTCAAACGTATATCGGCGACAAGTTCGCCCATATTTGCGAATAATTAACATTAACAATTCGGGATTTTTTGCAAGTTGTGAGTCATTAAGTTTAATTTTAATGACATCCCAATTTTCTAAATCAAAACGCTCTTCAATTTCAACGTATCCAATTCCTAAACGGTCAAAAATACGGATAAATCCCATTTTGCTGCCTGCGTCTTTGGCATTTAAAAAGGCATATTTGACCCGCTTACGATAAAGGGCTAAGGGTTCACCCTTGAAACGTTCAATATCACGAGAATACGCAATGAAATTTAAAATAGTTTCACTGCATTTTTCTTCGTCAAAGATTGAAAATGGCGTGGATAACATCCTTAAACTATAAGCCCACCATTTTTCAAAAAGTCGGGCGATTTTATTTAATTCGCCTTTATCCAACCAAAAAGGCAAGGTTATTTTTATCATTGTTCTATACTCACGGTTAAAGATTGAATGCGTGGAATAGCGAGATCGCTCAAAATATCCTGTTGTCCCCAAATAATTGAAGAAATCAACGGTTGAGCTTCGTGAATTTCTTCACCTAACCGTGACCAAGAAAAGCGGCTGTGCGGATAGGTTTTAGTTACCGCATAATTATTATTTTCGCGGAATGCACAGCGGATCATATTTTCTACTTGGGTTTTAATTTCAGTTTGTTTTAATTCGCTCACATTTTGGCTAGGAGCAAAATAAAGTTTACAGGTTAAACGATGTTGCGTTTCAGGCATTGCAAAGCAAAGTAAATCGTCCCCGTGTCCGTGATATCCCTCATCACGAACATAGTGATTAACGCGATCGACAAAAGGCTGACTGGTTACCCCCGTATCTAATAAAAGATAGGCGTTCGCTGTTCCCGGTCCTCTTGGTGCGTCGTGTTTAAAGTAAATACGATCCACAGATAACCCAGCAATTTTGGCTATCATTCCGCGATAAACGCTATCAATATGATGTTGTCCCACACTAGAAAACTGAGTGCGATAGCGTTGGCGTAACTCTTCGTCGGTTTCTTTATCTGATCCCGGTGTAAGCAACCATTCGGCTTCATTGAGTACGCTTTCAATGCCGTTAATGGGTTCGGGTAAAATGCGATAGTAGCCTGACGCAAGGTTATAATCGCTGCCTGCAGCTTCCGCAATAACGGGAACTTTTCCGCTGATTGAGCCTTTGGGGATCTCCGTTGCCGCCGTGGTGATAACTCTAAAAATCACCCCATTAATTCGCTCGGTTTGTACGATTGTGCCTTGTGGGATAATGATCGGCGTGAGATCGCTTTGTTTATAAAAGGTGATTTCCCCCTCGGCTTTGGTTGCTTCTTTAAAATCCAATCCCACCGCCCAAGCCTGAATCTGTAACCATTTTCCCTTTGCGGTTTTTACAAATAAATTCGGCAAAATTTCACTGATTAAATGATGAGTAAGCCATTTCACAGGCTGAATAGCAACCGCGGAGATTAAACGCCAAAAAGGCGACATTCGGCTAGTGTTAGTGATTAGCCCCTCTTGCTGTGTGAGTCGTTCAAATTCTTGGCGAATTTCGCTTTCTTCTGTGGGTAATCCTGAATCAACAAGGATTTGTTTAAATTCATTACTCATTGACGTTAATTCCTAAATTGATCGAACCAAAATCATAGGTTTCTGCGGTTAAAAATAAGCGGTTCGGGCTTTCTTCCTCAATCGTGATAGTTCCAGGGATAAGCCGTTCATCATCTTCAGCTAAAAAAATCATTTGTAAAATAATATCGCGGCGTAAAATTTTGCTCCGTTCCGCGATTAATTGCGTCGCCAAGCCACTTTCCAAAATCGCGTGCTTAATATCTTGGGCGATAGATTGCTGGTTGTAGCATAATATCGGCAAGCCGCCGCTATCTAAGGTTAAATCTTCGTTTTTGATCAATAAGTCAAAATACAGCTTATCCATATTAAGCAGCTCCAAGTGCGGTTCTATCCTGCATTTGTTTTTCAAATGCCTTTGGATCATTGGCATACACATTTACTCCACCGTAATTCACGGTGTGCGAGGTTTGATTTGAAATGTTTTTGTTTGCCAAAAAGCCTTGCTTAAATTCGGTTTTCGGTTTCACCGCGTCAGGAAGCGACGGCAAGACCGCGGTATTGCCTGCATTTGCGGCAAGGTTTGCCGCGTTCAGTGAATGGTTTAAGCTCGCCATTTTTTCTGCACTTGTTAGCGAGTTATTTGTGCTTTCTGTGCTAACAGTTGGGATTAAATCAATATTCACGCCCGGCAATTTATTCAGCTTCTCAATCAGCCAATTCACCATTCCGATGAGGCTATTTTTTAGGCTGTTATACGCGTTCGTAAAAATATCAATCAGCCCTTGCCCTAACTTTTTAAAACTCTCTAATGGGCTGATGTTGGAGAAAAACGCCACCACTTGATCCCAACCGTTTTGAATACCCGCCCATAAATCCGTAAATACGGCAGAAATACCATCCCACAATTCCGCTAGCACACCGCTGAAACTTCCCCAAAGTTCAGAAAGCCACTGCGTAAAGGCGTTCCATTGTGCCGTGAGCCATTCCCAGCCTGCTAAACAAGCGGCTTTGATTTTGTCCCAGTTGGCATAAATGGCATAACCAATTAAGGCAATCGCTGCAATGATCCAGCCTATAGGTCCACTCATTGCTGTCCACATTACCCTTGCACCAATCGAAATCACTTTCATCACGGTGTTAATCACCCACATTGTCGCCGCCCAAAGTTTATTAAGCACAATATTGAGTTTTGTCGCTTGTGCGAGTTTTGTAATGATTGACCAAGCCCCTTTCATTGATCCCCACCAAAGCCCGAAAATACCTTTTAAGGTCATAATCACAGGTCCAACCGCGGCAAACCCCATTAAGGCACTGAATAAATAACCAATCCAACGGGCAATATTGCGATAAGTATTAAGCCATTCTAAAAAGCCTTTACCAATCCCAACAATTTTACTTAAGATAGGGTAGAGTACGGGCTGAAGTGATGAACCAATAGAAATCGCGATCCCCTTGGTTAAGGCTTCTAGCTGTTCCCATACGTCCGTCATCTTATGAGCTTGAGCACTCACTGCGTCCATTCCCTTCACGTTGGCGAGTTTGTCAATGTTTGAGCCAAGTCGATCGCTTTCGTCGATCATATTGGCAATAAACTTGTAAGCTCCATCACCGCCAAAGGCTTTTTTCAAAATGTCCCGATGTTTGGTTACATCGCCAAACTTGGCTTTTAATTTGCGTAAAATTTTGTCGGTGCTAAGTAGTTTGCCGTTGTTGTCGTGAAAGCTCATTCCAAGTTTCTTCTCTGCGGAATCAAGCCCTAGTAAGAAACTTTCAAATTGTTTTCCTGCTTTTGTGGTATCCACTTTATCGCCTAACTGACCGATCACCGCCATTTGTTCACCAAGAGAAACGCCCATTTTTTGGGCTGTGCCTGAAACGGTTTTAAAACCCGCTTCAATATCAGTAACACTGGATTTAAATAGGGTTGTAGCGATTGCAGTTTGTGAGGCGACTTTTTCCGCCCATTGCACTTTGCCCACACTGTCTGCTTCGTTTTTGTAAATGCTGTAAAGGCGGGAAAGGTAATCTTTGGCACTGTTCGCGTCGGTTTTGATTGCTGCTGCCATTACATTTGTGGTTTTGGTTAAACCGCTTAATTCAAGATCGGAAAGTTCGCCGAAGGCTTGTTTAATGCCATAGGCAGATTTCACCACTTCAACGGAATCTTTGCCATACTCCACGGCAAATTCGGTGGCTGTATTGCGAAGTTTCTCAATCGCACTATCAGCCACACCAAGAGAAGCCACCTCACCTAAAGCCCTATCCATCTCGATTGCGGGCATTAAGGCGGCTTGCATACTTTTACCCACCGCAAAAAGCCCCGCCCCACCCATTGCAATATTGCTCATTGCGGATTTTGTTTTGCTAACAAAATTATCAACGCCTTTGCTTACGCCTTTGAGTGGACCAGTCATTTTGTCGGTTAAATGGATTACATAATCCAAGCCTTTAATTGCCATCTTTTACCCTAAAAACATTTGCTTATCCCATTTGCGACGGTGTTCGCCATATTCTCCCAGTGCCTTTTGTCTAGCCATAAGGCACGGGCTAAATTTTGAGGGTGGTTATCGGCGTGCGGTAAATAGTGCATACGCAAGGCGATCGCTTGTGCGTAGCCGCTTTGCTCCAACCGTTCCACCCTCTCAATTAGTTTTTTACTTTAACTTCAATATCAGCCACAAAGGCTTTATTGACTTTTTCTGCTAACGCCAACGCCACACCTGGCAAATGAATAATTTGCAACAAGGTTTCTTTGTGTTCCTTGCTGATTGTCGCAAGCAGATAATCTTTGATCGGCGTGATACGGTTGTCTTTTTCGACTTCGTTCGTAAACGCGTCAAACGCGGCATCATCACGATTAAAAGTTAATTCAATGCCGTTAATTTCAACGGTAAGCGTATTTTTAATGCCGAATTTTTCAAGTAATTGGGTTGCTTCATTTTTCATTGTGTTTTTCCTTTTGGTTTCTTATTGTTGTAAAAATTGGTTGTAGTCGCTAATACACTGCTTTAATGTGCGGTTAGCTAATTGGCATTGGCTCAAATTGTGCTGATAATCTATTAAGGCAGTTGCTAAATCGCCATTGGTTTTAATTGCTAGCGTAGGGCGATCGCAACTTGCTACAATCGGGCAAATAATCACTTGAGCCGTGTTAATGGGCTGCGTTGAGCAACCGAATAACATCATCAGGCACAGGCTGATTAGCCCAGTTTTTATGTTTTTCATTTGCCACCTTTAACGCATTTTGTTTTTGTTGATAAAGTGCGGTGTTTTTTTCTGCCATTTTTGACGCTTGTTCAGTCATCGCGTGTAATTTTTCCAACCGCTGAACCATCGCCTTTTCTTGCTTTTCAAGTTGTACGACTTGCTGACTAAGTAGGCGGTTTTCTTGCTTTAATTTGGTGTTTTGGGTACTAATAAATGTGATGATTACGCCTAATAACATCATCATAAATAAGCTGATATTCGCAAAATTTAAACGCCCAAATATCATTCTGCTTTTTTCCTTATCATTAAAATTTATACAGTAGATTGTCTTGATAATAGGCATTAAAACAAATTGCCGTTTCTTTCTTTATCCATTGCCCCTTATCATAGGTTTGCCAGTTTTCACCTTTCTCTTTAATGAGTTCATCAACAAAAGTGGGGAATTCTGACTTTGTTGAACTAAAAAACAAATAAGGTGGTCTGTTTAGGCGACACAAGGTTAAAAACTTAATCAGACCAAAATGTTTTTCTTGCTTATAAGCTTTTTGGGTTGTGAAAAGATAAGGCGGATCAAGCAAAAATAGGGCATTCGGTTGATCTTGGTATTCCAACATTAGCTCTTTGAAATCTTTTGCGGTGATTTCTACGCCTGCTAAATAGCCATCAGCACAATAGTTAGATTTTCTTACATTGTTATAAAAGTGTTTATGTTTAAATATCTCTACTAACTTGTTTTCTTGTTGGCTACCAAAAGTTAACCAAGAAGCGATGGTTTGCTCATCTTTATAACCGTTAAAATTTGTTATTTTTTCAATAATGGCTTCTATTGTATGTTCACCTAGTTTTTCTTTTTTTTGATAATCCTTAACCAAAGGTCTCAACTCACTAAGTAAGCGATTAGTATCTGCAATATGGGCTAAACGCTCTTGATAATGATCAAAGTCGTTATAAATCACCCTTGCTTTAGGTTTGAGTTGCTTTGCGGTATGAGCGAGTAAACCACTTCCACCGAACACATCTACGATTGTCCAGCCCTCGCCTAAATCTGGGATATTTTGTTCTAAGATTTGTTTTAAATAGCGTAAAAATTGCCTTTTTTGCCCAACAAATGGCAGGGGGGCTTGATGAAAATAGGATAATTTCTTCATTCTTATGCCTTATTAGTTAAACATAACTGGCGTTCTTGCTCTCTACGTTTGAGCAAGCCATTTAATTTTTTTCCATTGCTATAAATCCAGCGGGGAAACTGGTCGCACATTGCAGGCTTATAACCTTGTTTTGCTAGCTTAAACAGGGTGCTTTTTCGCATTTTTCCGCAGCCTACGTTATAAGTAATACTCACCAAGGCATCAAATGCCCCTTGTGGCATTGCTTGCCCGTTGGCGTGTTGGTTTACGCATTGTTCTGCTTGTTTAATCCCTTTGGCATACAAGCGGGCGATCTCATCAGGGGAATAAATTTTATTCGGCTTAATTTTTTCTACGTTGTCCGTTGTGCCGATACCTACCGTTAGCACATCACTTGGGCATTGATAAGGATTGCGTACACAGCCTTCTGCGTTGGCAATCAGTTGCAAACCTTGCGGGCTGGTGCGTAAATCTTGGCTATATTTCGCTCCAACAAGGGCAAGCACAGCGAAAACCGCACACATTAATAATCCTTTATGGTTTGTTTTTTGGCTCATTTTCATTGCGATATTTCCGTTCGATTTCTTGTTTACGTAGTTTCAGCTCACGATGTTTAAAATAAAAATTCATTGCGATAGTGCAAAAACCAAAAACAATACTGGCAATCGCTGCGGCTTCATTTGGCGATAAGCTGCCAAAAGCCACGGCAACCGATCCTGAAATCGGAGCAGTATTGGTTTTGAAAAAATTGATAATGTCGTTAAACATTGGTACACCTCAAAAAGATTGGCGAACGCGTTTCTCTTGTGTTTATTATTATTGTTATGTTAATGCCAAACGGTCGCCAAATAGGGTTAGCCGATTAAATCGCGGGTGTCGTAGCTAGAGAGATACGGCACGCCATCAATGCGAACAAAATCGGGGCTAGTTACAAAATATTTGATTTTACGGGTGGATTTACTACCACCTTTAGGATCAATATCTAACAGATCGGTAATCAGTAATTTACAGCCGAAGGCTTCCACTTTTTGGCGTTCGCTGCCTCGTTTGGCAAAAAACACAAGATCAGTTTCGGGTAAATCCCGATAACTGCCTACGGCAGCCGCAACCATTTTGATTTTGCCGAAGTTTTTTGCATCTACTTCAAGCTCACCTTCGGCGGATACATCACCATCAACAAAACCATCTGGCACACCGCGGCTTGTCGCCGCTGCACTGTTGTCGGAAATGGATAAGCTCACCGCCTCCACGTGGATCGGCTGACCTAACATATAAATATCAAAGTTCATTCCTGAAATTCTTGCACTCATTGCCTTAATCTCCTAAGGTGGTTAAATCTAAGAAAATATTGACTTCGATGCCTTTCGGGCAATCATAAGTTCGCACTTTCATATAAATCTTGACTTCGTTTTTATTCATCCAGTTAATCACGATATCGCCTTCTTTCGGTGGCATACATTCTCCAGGGAAGGTGATCCCCGCAATTTGGGTGGATTTACTCATTTCGCGTAAAGGGCTTGCGAAATAAGTTTGGTGAAACTCAGTACTTGATGAGGTTGAGTTAAATGAACGATCGGCAATTTTCGCAATGGCAAGTAATCGCACTTTACGAGCCGCTTTATCAATTACCCGCACATTTTCGATCGCTTGATAATCACCACCTTCTACATCAAGGGTTCGCCCATCAGACCAATAGTAGCCATCATAGTCGGGATACCACATAAACGTGGAATAGCGGGCTTGCTCAAGGCTTTTTAGGTGTGCAATGGTGATTTCATTGCCGTCTTTGTCTTTCGGTTTGTTATCACCAATATTCACCAACGCCCCTGTTTTAACGCGAGCGGGGCTATCCGCGACGGAAACCGCAGAATTGGCTAAACGCCCAGCCAACGCACCAACATCATTGCCCATTAAATTAGGCACAAGCATAACGTGTTCGGCTACGATCTCTTGTTGTAGGGTAACGAGTTTTGCAACATATTCGTCCCACGTTTCGCCCTCGCTTGGATCAGCGTTAATTCCGCCGATTGACTGAATAAAAAAGGTGCGACGAGAAAGGGAATTAAGCAATTCTTTATATAAGGTTTGCAACGCGTTGATTTTGCTTTTATCAATGCCCGTGGTGTAGGTATTGACGCAAAATTCAAAACTTGCCACACTTTGAGCCGCTTTCACGCACTCGACAAAGTCATAACCGCTTTCATCAGCAATATACACGTGGGCGTACCAATCCGAATTGGCATTGACCATCGCGGTATGCACCTGTTTTTTTAACTCGGTTTCAGTTGTGCCAAAAACCTTGTCTAAATCACTGTCAGGTGTGATCGCAATCAATTTCCCTTTATTGGTTTCACCCACGCCAACAAATAGGGCGTGGCGTTCAATTTCTTTTGTCGGGCCACTTAATTGATTAAGGGCGTTAATTCGTACATAAGGGTACATAGTGATTGACCTCTTGTTATTGTTGTTATTTTAGTGTCAAAACTTTAGCTAATTCGGCAGCCATTATTTCAGCATTGTGCTGCGTGTTTTCATCTAAAAATGGGCGTGCAGGTAGTTTTATTTTTCCATTTACCGCATTTTGCTTATTTTGATTTAATGCTTTACTCATTAGGCGGATAATTAGCCCAGCTTGCCCCATTGTTAAGAGTGCTTTGATTTCCCGTAAACTGGCATTTTTTCTTCGCCCACCTTTAAGCCTAATTTGGTAGCCTAAATCTTTTAATTTTTTAGCTTGGCTATCAGAGCAAGGATTATTTTTATTTTTGATAAGTTGAATTTTGTCGCCTAACGTCAATTTTTGATTTTTCGCTAACTCAACTTCTAAACCGTATTGATGTTCTGCGGATAACTCCGAACTTTTTTTATTTTTATAGCCTAATACGCCCGTGTTATTGCCTTGTATTTTTGTATTCAAAAATTTTGCACGGCGTTTAAGCATTTTCCCTTTGCCAACTTTTCGCTTTTCCCACGGTTTACCATCAGGGCTTCGCTGTTGATTAACGGCTTTTTTCGCGTTATCTTTAATTCGCCAAGCTGTACGCTGAATAACTTGTTTCTTTTTATCAGGGGAAAGTGTTAGTAACCGCATATCACGGCGGAAGCGTTTTAAACTTTCTTTTGATAATTTCAAAATAATGTCATTCATTAATAATTAGCTCTATTTTTTCTGCGGTAATAATTTCAATGTCATCAAGTTTGTACCGCTGACCGTCAATTTCTAACGTGCCTTTTGGATCAATAACGGCGGTAATTGGCTCTTGAAATTCAATATCAAAGGTTAAATCTGCCGTGTCATCGTCATAAATATCTAAGCTAAAATCACAATCCGCAAAATCTAATTGGCAACGTAATTCATCGTGTTCATTAAGCCACGTTTGAATTTGAGCCATAACCAACGCGGCGGATAATTTACGATAAGGAAACTCATTAAAAAGCAACGTAGCTGAATAGCGAATATGAGCAACCTCAATTCCTGTTGGGGTAATATCACCACCTTGATTAATCAATGACCCTTTTTCAATCCAAGAATAAAGGTTCTTCCGATAACTTTCGGGCAGTTGCTTTTTTAAAAATTCCGTTAATTGCTGATACAGCATTAAAGTAGCCATACTTTCCCCCGTTTTTTCCCTTTCAGACGACGAATTGCGAAAGAGGATTCGGCCAACAGGCTTTTTTGTGCTTGTACCAGCTCCCGCCCCTCGTGGATTTCCCTTGCGGATAGCGTGAGGAACTCGGGTAATAAATCCGCTTTGGCACGGGCGAATACCGCTTTTTTATATTGCGTTTGAGCGAAGTTTTCCCCGCCAATTTGCACGGCGGTAATCTCGCGAACGTGCAAAATGCCCTTGGCTTGATAACGGTCTGCCACTTCCTCAAGCTCCAATTCAACTTCTTGCATTGCCTGAATCAGTGAAGCCTTAATCATTTCGATTGGCACTTGAACGGGGATAGCACGTTGTTTTTGAAATTCGCTCACTTCAATATCGCCCCAAAAGCCATTAGAACTGATAACGCTATCATCATATTCAATCGCCACCCCGTTAAACATCGGCTTGCTCCTTGTCGGCTAGGGCTGGAGTTGCTAAAGAAGTGCGGGATCGTAACTTTTCTATTGCGTCTTCTACAGTAAGATGGCGAATATCCAAGTTAAGATCCGCACTTTGGTGGAGTTTTTTAAGTCGCATAATAATGCGGTCAATCATTGAATTTACGCCCGCTTTATGGTTGTATTCATTGGCTTTTTGTGCCAAAAATAACGCCATTTCAAGGCTTTCAATGTCTGCAACGCTAGCCGCGTGAACTTCGCCTTGTGCGTTGCGTAAAAAGAGCGTTGCGGCGAATTTGTACCATTTCGCCGTTACGATTTCGTGGAGTTTCCACGCTGTCGCCACCGCTTCAAATGTGTCAGAAAAATAAGGCTCCACACTTTGACCTTGGTGAGCCATTCTTTCAGCCCACGCCAACACTTGGTCAGCCACAAAGGTCGGCAAGGTACTGCGAAAATTGGCTGGCATTGCTTGGTTTTGGGCAATAGCCATTCTCGCCAATCGTGTAGCACTGCCCAAATCGCCAACATCAAAAGAATAGATAATGCAATAGGCAATAACGTCATTTTGATAAATTTCTCCTTTGGCAAAATATTCTTCAACCAACGGCAACCACTTTGGAAAAAAGTGATTGCGTTTGTATTCTGCACGGTCTGCAAGGCTAGGGAGTGAGCGAATTTTCTCAACGTCATTTTTTAAGGCAATATCAATCACCTCTTGCTGACTATGCGAAACGACATCAGCCACTTTTGCCGCCTCTGGATTTTCAAGTGCGGTTAGTTTCTCCATTCGTTTTTGAAATTCACGCATTCCCATTTTTTTACCCCTTAGCTTTCACCTTCAAATTTGACTTTAGTGTGATCGATTGCGGTCATTAAGCCTAAATCTTCAACCACATAGCCTTCTTGGCGATAGTAAGAAGTAATTACCCCTTTACGATCTTCATCACTACGCAATGAACGGCGTACGCTTTCCGCTTGGGTGTACACACTCAAGTTACTTAATGCTGTTACCACCGCACCACGAGCAGGGAAGTTAGGCGGTGTAATCGCATTCATACCGCCAAAGCTACCCATTAAATTATGCGAGCCTAAAACGGCTTTTTCTGTTGGGGTTAAACCGTGTTGTTTTTGAATGAGTTTGGTTTCTTTGCTGACTAAATCCGCACCAACTAAGAACACTAAATCATTGCGGTTTTGATGACGATAATCTAAGCCTTGACGCAAATCGAAAGCTAATTCATCAAGGTTGGCATAATATGAGCCACTACCAAAAATGGTGATTTTTCCGCTTGAGGCTTCCGCTTCCGTCATAAAGTTCTTGGCTTTTTGCTCTGCAAGTAGTTTCAACCAACCTTTATTTACGTCAGATAAATCAGAAGCTGAGGTATCTGCTGCCACACTTTGACCGTTCCAACCAATTTGCAAAATGTCTAACGCCACTTGGTTTTGGAAATATTCGCTATAAAGCTCTACAAGGCGATCTTTGAACAAGGCAAAGGAATCAAATAACGCCCAAGGAATGAGAATACCGCTATCAGTTTCCGCTAATTCAAAGCTGTTTTGTGTGTGATCCAGTGAAGCAAGGTTGCGTCCGTTTGTTTTACGACCTGTTACCCCTTTTTCAGTTGCTCCAAAGAGTTTGTTACCTTTCAAGGTAGCCACTTGCACCATATTAATTTGTTTCAAAAAGTCAGAGCGTTGCTGAATATTTGAGCCTAACAAAGCAGCTTCAGGGGCTTTTAGTGAAAAACTTTCACCACGTAAAATTGCGTCCATTGGCACATTAAAATGTGCGGATAATGCCGCCGCAAGGGCGTAATATGCTTGACGATTCATTATTAAAATCCTTTACTTAAATCAATGTTATAGCCATTTACGGAATACACGTTTTGTTTGCCTTCTACTGGCACGCCGTTTGGCACGGGCGTTGCTTCTTGGCTTAACGCATTAAATTTTTGCTCAAGGGTTTGGAAAGAAGTTAAAAGTTGGTTAAATTCTTCTTTGGTTACGCCTTGATTTTCCGCAGCAGGGGCTTCTTTGGGTTGCTCTGCCTTTGGCTCTGCGGGCTTTTCAGGCTCTTGCTTGGCACTAAAAGCGGAAGCCACAGCGGTGGCGATCACTGCACCAAATTTGGCAAGTTGTTCTTCGGTCATAGAAATTTCCTCTTTATTGTTATTATTTTCGGAATGGGTTTGCTCATTGGATTGAGCGGAACTTGAAAAAAATTCTTTCAATGCACCAAGAAAACCGCGTTTCATTCGGTCTTCTTCGTTGTCTTTTTGAATGGCGAAATCCATTTTTACAAATTCGCCAAATTGGCTTCCGTTCGGGTTTACCTTGAAAAAATCTAACTTGGTTGTACCCACAGAAGCGGGGGAGTCTGTAACGCCTAAGCCGTATAAATAGGCTTTTCCCGTGTTTCGGAAATTCGGCATAATTTCAACACTAGAAAATAAACCTTGCCCTTCGGCATTCATATTGACTAAATATTGATTCGGAGCAATCACCGCATAAAGTTTGGTTTCGCCGTTTGGTTGATCTTCGGCTTTGAGTTCTAACACTTGCCCGAAACTCATAAAGCGGCGATGTTCTAGCCATAAATTCGCGGTATATAATTCAGGATCATAGCTTTCTGCCATTTCGTGCAATTCGGCGGCAGTAATCTGACGACCATCAACGGAATAACCCGATGTCGCCACACAAATAAACCCTGTTTTGATTTTGCTTTCGTTCTTCATTTTTTCTGCCTTTTTGTTGCAAGGTTTCAATCATTACTTCGGGCATTCTTTCCCATCTTTGGCAAAAAATCACGGTGTAAAATTCGGATATGTTCGGATATACCGCAAAAACAAGCCATATCCGAACATATCTGAATTCTGTCGCTATTTTTTCCGTTGAAATGGCGAAAAATAGCGGTATGGATACGATCAAAACATTACGCAAGCGAAAATCCCAACGTTATTCTGATGAAGTGATTTACGGGGCAAGACATTTATATTTGAAAAAATGGACACCCGCCGAAATCGCTAAAGAATTGGGGCTAAATTCTGCCCGCCCGATTTATTACTGGGCGGAAAAATACAACTGGCGCAATATGATTAGCGAACAGGGCATTGAAGAACTCATTGCCCTGCGGATCATCACACTCACGGAAAGGGAGAGCAAAACAGATCAAGAGATCAAGGAATTAGAAGCCTTGATTGATAAGGATCTGCAATATAAAAAGCAACGGGCAACGCTAAGACAAAAGCAAACCGCTGAAAGTGAGAAAAATCAAAGTGCGGTGCAATTTGACGGAAATTTTGCGGACGCAACAGAACGCAAGAAAAAGCCGAAAAAAGCCAAAAATGACATCTCGCACATCACGCCCGAAATGTTCCAGCCGTTTCTTGATACGCTTTTTAGTTATCAGCTCACTTGTCGCGACAACAAGCATCACAAAGTCCGCAATATTCTAAAATCTCGCCAAGTGGGTATGACCTACTATTTTGCTTTTGAAGCCTTAGAAGATGCCATTTTAACAGGGGATAACCAACTCTTTTTATCTGCCTCCAAACGCCAAGCGGAAATCTTCAAAACCTACATCATCAAAATGGCGAAAGAATATTTTGAGGTAGAACTTAAAGGTAATCCGATTATTTTGAGCAATGGGGCGGAGCTGCATTTTTTATCCACTAATAAATCGACGGCACAAGGTTATCACGGACACGTTTACGGCGATGAATACGCGTGGTTACGCAATTTTGAAGAATTTAATACCGTATCTTCGGCAATGGCAACGCACAAAAAATGGCGTGAAACCTATTTTACTACCCCTTCTTCAAAATTTCACGGAGCTTATAAGTTCTGGAGTGGTGAGCTTTGGAAACAAGGATCGGCTGAACGTAAAGAAGTTGTTTTCCCCACTTTTGAAGCAATGCGAAAAGGCGGCTGCGTTTGCCCTGATGGGCAATGGCGTTATGTCATCACTATTGAAGATGCCATTGCAGGCGGGGCAGGCGTGCTATTTGATATTGACGCACTACGCCAAAAATATAGCCGTGCTGCGTTTGAACAGCTCTTTATGTGTAAGTGGGTTGATGATGCCGATTCCATTTTCACTATTTCTAAATTGCTCAAATGTGCGGTAGAAACGCACAAATGGAAAGACGTTAATTTTAACGATCCGAACCCGATCGGGGGGCGTGAAGTGTGGGGCGGGTATGATCCCGCTCACAGTGTGGACGGAGCGAGTTTTGTTGTCATTGCTCCGCCCATTTTGCCAAAAGAAAAATTCCGTGTATTGGAACGCCACCAGTGGCACGGGCTTAGCTATAAGTATCAATCAGAACAAATTAAAGAACTGGCTGAAAAATACCATTTTACCCATATCGGCATTGATGCCACGGGCGTAGGTGTGGGGGTGTATGAAATGGTGAAAGATTTCGCCCCACGTGCAACCACCGCGATTAATTATAGCCCAGAGGTGAAAGCCTCAATGGTGTTGAAAGTCTATGATTTAGTTGAAAACGGCTTGATCGAATGGTCGGAGCAAGAAACGGATATTCCAGCCAGTTTCTTAATGATTAAACAGACCACCACCCGAAGCGGTGGGCAAATGACTTATATCGCTGACCGCACTAGCCAAAACCAGCACGCTGATGTGTTTTGGGCGATTTGTAATGCCGTTGATCACAAACCTCTTAATGAAAACAAAAAACGCCGCAGCGTTTGGAGAATGTAAAAAATGACGAAAAAAAAGACCGCACTTTCAAAATATAAATCTGTTCAAGTTAAATCATTCAATTATGATGAACTAGATAAAAATAGCCTAACGGGTGCACCAGCCTTGGATTATATGGGCTTAGGCTTTGATAACACATACCACTGTTATCTTCCGCCGATTAATCGCCAAGTGTTGGCAAAGTTACCACACCAAAACGCCCAACATTGCGGCATTTTAAATAGCCGTGCCAATATGATCAGTAGTGATTATACGGGCGGGGCATTGTCAAAAATGGATATGCGGGCGTTATGTTTAAATCTCATTCAGTTTGGCGACGTGGGCTTGCTCAAAATCCGCAATGGCTTTGGGCAAGTGGTACGGTTGCACGTGTTATCTTCCCTGTATTTGCGAGTGCGTAAAGACGGCGGCTATACCTATTTACTGCGTAAATCCTTGCTGAATGAAGATAACGAAGTGTATCAATTTGAGGCGAAAGACATCATTTTTATTAAGCTCTATGATCCAATGCAACAAGTTTACGGCTCACCCGATTATGTGGGCGGGATTCAATCCGCTTTGCTCAATTCAGATGCAACCATATTCCGCCGCCGTTATTTTAGCAATGGGGCACATATGGGCTTTATTTTGTACGCGACCGATCCGGATCTCAACGAGGAAATGGAAGAAGAGCTAGCGAAAAAAATTGAGCAAAGCCGCGGAGTGGGGAATTTTAAAAGTATGTTTATCAATATTCCCAATGGTTCGCCCGATGGTGTGAAAATTATTCCAATTGGCGATACTGGCACTAAAGATGAATTTGCCAACATCAAAAACATATCCGCCCAGGATATTTTAACCGCTCACCGATTCCCACCCGGCTTAGGGGGAATTATCCCAAGTAATGCAGGCGGATTGGGCGACCCGATCAAATTACGTGATACTTATCGACAAGATGAAGTGTTGCCAATGCAGTCCATTATTAGCCAAGCGATTAATAGCGATCCCGAGATTGGAAATATGTTAAAAGTCAAGTTTTTAGACACAAAAAAAGTGGAATAAATTTTTACTTTTTATCTGTATAAATTAACAGTAATTTGATATATTACTACCATTGTGTAGGTAAATAGGGGTTGTTAAAAATGGCAAGGACAGCAGATATTTATTGCAATGTATGTAACTCAAAAGCAATGATCACAAGAACTGATCGAATACACAGTAATTTTAGTAAATTATACTGTTCTTGCCGTAATTCCAAGTGCGGGCATAAATTTGTGATTAACCAAGAATTTAGTCATACAACTAAAACAAGCCTATTAACGAAAGAGAGCTTACTAAAATTACTAATCGGGCAGTTGTCGGAAGAAGATAAGGAAAAACTGAAGCAAGAATTAGAATGATAATAAAGTCGCGAAAGCGGCTTTTTTATTGAGAAAAAAATAAAAAAATACTTGCGTTTATTATTTTATATAGTATAATACAAAACATCTAGCAAGGGCTAGAAACAGCAAACCCCACGCTGTTCAGAGTGGGGCTAAAATGGAGTTTAGGATATGCTAGTCAAAGTGATTATCCTAATTATCTTGCTAATGGTGGCTATGCCAGCGTTCTAAGATAATCCATCGGGAGGGGGCAACCTCCCGATGACTCCAATCTTAATGAAGATTCAGATAAAAATCAAGTTTTTATGTAATAGAGGGAAGGCATTATGGCAAATGCAATGACAGAACACAGCAAAAAATTAAGAGCAAAAACGGCTGCGGCTCATACTCAAAAAGCCCTTGAAGAAGGGAAAGTTCGCCGAATTTTGCTACAAATGCCAACAGACCTCGCCAATGAATTTGATGAAATTCTTGCCGAACTTGGCAATTCACGTCCGCAAGGAATAAAAGCCCTTTGTGAAATTTACCGCACTTACAAAAATAAAACCGCCTAGGCGGTTTTATTTTTATGCGGATAATAATTTATCTGTGGCGATTTGAGCGAGGAAACCGCTACGGCTTTTGTATTGTGGATGAGTCGAAACGTAGTTATCAATCTTGTTGATTAAAATTTTTGGTAGAGTAACATTAATTTTTTCAGCTTTGCCCATCAAGTGGGTAAGATCAACATCAACCACAGTAAAGGTAAATCCCTCATACTCTTTATTTTGCATATGTCTTTGTAAATCAGTTGGCAAAGGAATTTCTTCGCCATCTTCAAGCATTCCCTCAATATGAAATGCAATGGCTTCTTTTGCGTTAGTAAAGGCTTCTTCTAACGTATCACCCGCAGAGAAGCAACCTGGTACATCAGGCACAACAACGCCGTAAGCGTGTTTTTCATCGCCCATTTCAATTCCGATTGGATATAGCATATTTACTCCGTTATTTAATATTGTTCTGAAAGGGGGCTATTTTAGCCCCGCTTGTTTTAAGATTGAATTTACTGTTTTTATGTGTAAATCTTTTTTCGGGTGTGGGATGGTAACGCGTCCTTTCTTCGTGGGGTGCTTAAATTGGTGATGGCTTCCTTTCACTGATACAAGCACCCAACCATCCTTTTCAACCTGTTTTATCAAATTTGCACTGTTCACGTTTCTCCCTCTTTGTTATTTTATGGGGTTATTATAACTCCAAGTAAAGGCTTTTGCAAGAGTTTTAGGGTTATTAGAGTTATTTTTATAAAAATGAGATATAGATCACAAAAACTGCCTAAGCGGTTTTGCTTTTTTATGAGCGTCGTACTGATTTTATTTTCTATAATCACAAAAAGAGAAAGGGCTACATTCTCTGATAGGAATTACTGGCAAGCTATTTTCATATTTTACAGCGAAATAAATAGCATATAATAAAAGTAACACACCAAAAATAAATTTTAATATAGTCACTATAAATTTAATGATATTTTTAATCTTATACATTATTTCTTTTCCCTAATAATATAATTCTTTTTATAAATATTTTGCATAATATTAAAACGATAATCTGACATAAATCCTTTATTAAAATAGTAGGTTGTTTTGTGTTTACCCGTTTTTAAATTAATCCAATAAATTCTATGGCTTTCTGCTCCTATCTTGCTGTAACTAATATCCCGATAATTTTCATAAGAAACGGGATATCATAGCCCGAATAGAGCATATTTTAGTTGATTGATAAATTTCATTTACTCTCCTCATTTTTAGGTGCAGCGGGCAAATCATAAGGCAACGCATTACGATTTACGGGTATATGACTAAAAGGCTGATAAACCATTTTCACGCCCCCATTGATTGCCAATTTCTCGCATTTTTAGCATTGAAACATAGCTTGTTTTCAAACAATCTAAGCCGTTATTCGGGGCAAATAAAACCAGCATTTGCCCTTTATTATTTTGATCGGTTTCTTCGCCCGTTTCGTTATTAATAAAAGGAATACGCCGATCCGTGATGTAAACAATCTCTTTAGCATTACGCACACATTGATTAAACCATTTCGTCGAATTATCCACATTGAGCAGCATTACTACGGTTTTGTTGTGTAGTACGGATTGCTGAATAGCCCGCATTACAAACGGCAACGGGTTAGAGTAGGGCGGGTTGCACCAACAAAAACGCCCGTTCCAGTCTGTAAGTAGGGTGTTTTGTTCAGGGCTGATGTATTTTTTCACTTTTTTATTATGTGCCATTGCACACACATCAAGATCAAATTTGATTCCAAAATAGGCTTCTGCAAACCAAAACACCCACCAAGGCGTAGCCCATAGGTCTTTATCTTGCTTCTTTGTATTAGATTTATTCATAATTGCATTCCTTTTTGTGAATTTAATTAATATCAAGAAAAGAGCTTCCAGATTTTTTGCAAAATGCCGCTTGCGTCAGACAATACCGTCTGCACGGGTTGCTTGCTTTCGTTGATAACGACATCATTATTGATAATTTGTATCGAATATTTCCTATTCAAAATTAGCCTTTTACCTATCAATAATTGTTCTATCTGGTGATCATTGAGCGGCTTGGCTATCGGTCTCACTGCTTCCCTTATTTTTTGCTCTAAATTTGACCGCTCTTTAAGGTTACAGTTACTGACACAAGTCCAAGGGCGGGCAAGCCCGCCTAAGTTAGCCTCGCTTCGCTCGTGGGTTTTGGTGTGGCGATTTGGATCACCTTTCTTAATCACCCATTTTTTAAGACGGGTTAAAATAGGTTCAGCCAAGGAAAAGGCATTTTTTACCCCCTTAATAATTTGGCGTGTTTCGTTGTAATGGTTCGGCTCGCTGGTTTCATAGTGCATTTTGAGCGGGTTATCTTTCCGCTCACTTAAAAAACCGTTTGGCGTTAAGCAATCCACAAACGCCGCATAATCGCCCACGTCGGCACAAGTTACTGCACGAGCAAGGGTGCGATCGTCAAATTGCCACGCTTTCGGATAAGGCTTTGCTTGTGAGTGGGATAACTCAAGGCTTAACTGATTGCTGTAACCTTGGGCTTTTTGGTTGCGTTCTTCTTTCGTTACTTGGCTCGCAAGGCGACGTAATTCACGCCATAACGTAACGAACTTATCGCCGTAGAATTGGAATTGACGTAAATGCCAACAGCTCGCCCACGCTCTCGCACGGGCGGCATTGTCTTTTAATCGCATTTCTGGATCTTCATCTGAATATTCATCATCAAGGGCAAAGCCGTTGATATTTTTTGAAATGTATTTGGCAATATAGCCCGTTGGCGTACCTTTCGCGGGATCGCATTCTTCCACCTTACAGCGGTGTTCGTCTGCCCCTCGCTCGTCGCCATCTTCCTCAAGGGCTTTCAAGCGAAACAGGCGGATCACTTCGTCTTTATGCTTCGGTTGGATATAAAGCAACAAATGCCAGTGCGGCGTGCCGTCGTGGTGTGGCTCGGCAACACGCATACCGTAAAAGGCAATGCGACGCTTTTTGAGTAAGGCACGGAAGCGTTTCCATACCTTATTCAAATAGCTCTGCGTTGTTTTTGGTGTTGCTCCGTTATATTTTTTATTTTTCGCTCCGCTTTCGTGGTGTGAATGGTATTTGCTCGGGGCGGTTAAGGTTAAAAATAACGCCATATGCCCTTTTTCCTCCGCCCACTCTTCAATGCCGCGTAAACGGTTCATTAGCTCTTTACGACGTAACGCGGGATTGCTGGAACTTTTGAAATACATATCGAACAGCTCGGCTTGCTCGGCGGGGTCGTTAATATTTTCTACGATCATTTGCTTCAAAAAATCGTGATTTTTCTTGATTTGATACGTCCACTCTTTGAAGCCCTCGTTAGAAATATATTGAGCCAACCCACGACGCACGCCACCGCACGCAATGGCGATATGTTCTACCATTTGCTTTTGGGTGGTTCGCATACGTTTAAACCAATATTTTTCGCACGCCATACGGCAAAGAGCGGCATCGACAATTTCCCCTTTCAGTTTCTTAGCGTTTTTGTGGCTTTCCCAATGGTTCATCGGGAAGCCGATTTTTTCGCAGAGTTCGCCGCATTGTTGGTAGAGCTTAAAAAAATGTTGCTGAATTTCCACCGCACTTAATGGCTCGCCTTGGTGCTGTTTCGCAATGTGTGACACATAGTCATAATGATGTTGGCTAAAGGCACGGGCTAACTGGTCGGCAAGGGCTTTTAACTTGGTTTCGGTGAGCAAATAAAACGGCACACTGGCTTTATTGCGTTGTTGAGCATACCAGCGGGCATAGTTTTGAGCGGTTTTCTCGCTGTCATAGTCTGCTTCAAAGGCTTTTTTGTATTTCTCGTTTGCTGCACTTACCTTGAGATCAAACAGCAAATCTTCTAACCATTTCGGGTTTTTCCCCTGAAAGGCAAGCAACCCCTCAAGGTGAATAGGGTATTGGCCAAACACCAACTCCAACCGCCCACCCAAAGCACGCAGCCAAGTATTGGCGTGATAACGTTGCTTATTGCCACAAGCAAAGGCAATCGACCCATCATCTTTCACGCTGCGATATTCTCGCAAATATAAATGGCGAAAATGCTCACGCAACCTTGCTCGGGGGAATTGTTTTAAAAAGGTTTCGACAAATTCATAGTCTTCTGGCACGGTTTCAAACAGTTCCAACTGTGCCGCGGTGAGTTGTTCATTGGGATCGCGTTGCGGTTTATAGGGAATAGGCGGCGACACCTGAAAGAAAGGTTCAGGGCGATTGCTCGCTGTGGAATCGTTAGAAGGAAGTAATGACATCACAACCGCCCTGAAAATAGATTATTGACTAACTGATAACGCTTTGATTTCTTTAACTTCGCCTAAAATGGCTTGTAACGTGCTTGCACAATCACGCAAACTATTCACGTCTTCATTGTTTAACTCGCAATGCTCAAGGGTTTCAACCACCGCTTCAAAGTTACGGCAAACTTGCCCTTTTGACCGTTTCCACACGCCCTCATTATTGAGTGTGAGCTGATAAAGAATAAACCCGTTATCATTGACACAAAGTTGATAACGATTGGAAAGTTCGATAATGTGTTGATGTTGGATTGTCATTGTGGTTTCTCCTTAATGAATAACGCGTGCTAAACGTATTAGGCTGACTAAATCCGCCGCTTGTCTTCGGCATTGTGCCGCTTTGTTTAAAAAGTATTGCTTTCTCGCTTTATCGCGTTTTGCATAAGTTAAAAAGGCGTTATGGCTATCTACCCAATAAAACATCGCCCCTTTTGCCACATTGATATTCAAACGGCTCAAATTAATTGTGTGTTGCATTGTATTTTTCCCTTGTCATTAACTGATCTTGTGTGGTGTAGGTTTTTAACGTGCTGAAATCGGGTAACTGATTGGCTAACGTCCGTATTCGCCACATTGCCCTTGCAATTTTTCTATAGCCTTCGTGAGTGTAATTTTCTAAGCGTAAATCAGACAAAAAAGGCGTTTTTAAATCCCCGCTCTCTGTGCCTGCAAGGGCAATCACACAACCCTTTTCGGGTTGAGAAAGTCGATTAAAGGCTTTGGTTATCGGATCTTTATCTCCTAACACGTTACGGCAATAGGCGATCCCCCTTTGATTGACTTCTTTCGGGGTTGGGATAATCTTAGGAAATTCAGTAAATGCCATAATCAATTCTCCAAATTTGCACAGCAACAAACCTCGCTTTCTGCCCGTTAGGGCAAAGGGTGATAACCCGCCGCCCTAACGAGGTGATTTCTATTTTTCGTTTAGTCTGAGCTACTTGGGTGCGTTTTTTCATTGTCAGCCCCGTTGGTTTTGCTGTATCCTTGCGTATAAATTTCGACTAACTCGCAACTTAACTTAAAGAGGTCATCATATGTCTGTTCCCCAAAAGCAAAACGCTCAAACACAGCAAGCACGTCTAAACGAGCTTGAGATGAAAGTGGCATTTTTGGAAACACTGAATCGCTCACTGGTGCGGGCGTTGGTTCGTTCTGAATCTCTTGATGACGTGTTTGACGTTTTTGAGCAAGAGATGATGCACGCTCTCGGCGAAGTTCACGAAAAAGACGTTTTGTTAGCGGAAATCTTTGATCGCTACTTGGCTGGGGTGTTGGGTGAGAAAAAACAGGATTAATCGCTTGCTTAACTTCCTCAATGGCTTTTCTCACTGCGGAAAGCTCATTACCCGTTTTTTGATTAATGATGGTTAATGTTGTCAGGGTGTAGCTTGATGCTTCTAATTTAATATAAATTTCACGTTGATTTAATTTTTTCATTTTCTCCACCTTATAAATTTTCTTTAAAATCCCACCGCACTTTGCTTGGTGCGGTTTTTGTTTTTCCATCTCTCACGTTTTGCAATTTGCTTATCGTTACTTTCGTAGCAAGCCTTGCACCAAGAATGGAAACCCCATTTACTTTTATTGCAACGATAGAAAAATTCTTTGTCAGCAGGGTAAAACTCACCACAACAAGAACATTTCAATTCGATACCTAATTCCGTTTCAATAAATTGGCGTGCCATATTTATTCCTATTGCTGTGCTGATGCTTCTTTTGCAATCGCCACCATATTGATAAACACTGTATCTCTTAGCTTTTTCTTTGGTCGAATTGGCAAATCACCTTCAATCACCATTTTTCGCACCTTATCGACAGAAGCCCCAGTTAAACGAGCGTATTCCTTTACTGTTACATAGGGGGCTGTATGTAACTGTATATTTATACAAATTGAATTTTTAGCTTCCATAGAGTAACCTCTCTATTTAGTAAATATTGGTAAATATTGAATTTGAGTCATTTGACCCATTAAATATAAACTGGGTCATTTGACATTGTCAATATAAAAATTAAGGTCAAATGATGCCTAAAAAAGAATTGATAGGTGGGAAAGAAGTAATTTCTCGGATAATGGTTGCTTATGGTTTTGCAAATAGAAAGCTGTTAGCAGAGCATTTAGGAATGCCACATAGTACCTTTGGAACTTGGGCTAAACGCGGTTTCTTTCCTGCTGAACTTGTAATACGTTGCGTTAAAGAAACTGGTGCAAGATTAGATTTTGTGGCATATGGCGAAGAGCCTATTTTTGATGAAATTAGCGACTTGAAATATTTTCATACAATTAAGCTAGAAAATGGAAAATCTTTCATATATAACGCTACACCCTTATTTATCAATCAGTTACCGAATTTAGATAGCCGTGAGGCATACGACAATGTTTTTGCCATTGTGGAGAATAATTTGACGTATTTCGCCACAAAAGAGGTTGGCAATTTAACTGACGGGGAATATTTCGTTATTGTGGAAAACTCTCACCTAATCCGCTACATCACCGTGCTACCAGCAGGCAAAATTAGAGTGGACGGCGGGAAATTTTCTTTTGAATGCGATCTCAATGATATTGAGATTGTGGGTAAAGTGATTTTAAAAATGGAGAAGATGTGATGAAACTTGCTCTTCAATATTTATCTGGGTGGGGTATTGCTAATATCCTTATTTATTTGGGGATAAGCCTTTTTAGTTCGTCAGAAACGGCAAATAGTTATATTATTTATGTTGCTATTGGTTGGGCTATCATTTCTATTTTTGCATATAGGGGAGAGAAGAAAAATTCTAATAAGAATAAAGATATAAAAAAAGTTTTGACAAGAGAAGAACTTATCGATAAACGTTTTAAACTGAATGAAAAAGGCTATTTTTCTTTATGGAAAGGGAAAATAATAGTTTCATTTAAAGTGCCTGAAACACCAAAAATTGAGGATTATACCGTAACAGAATTGATGGTTTCTCAAACTGGGTGGGATAAATTGTTATGTATAGATAGTCAAAATAACGAATTAATTATTGATGTTGAAGATATAGAAACAAAGTTTACTTATAAAAGTAAACGTTATGATGATTTTGATGAAGTTTTAGAGGAAGTTATCGGATTTGATAATTTCTGTGAAATGGTTGATGAGCCAAGAACAGATTATATTAGTTATATACAAGAGCTTGATAGCCAAGAAAGGGATGAGAAACTCAAAATTGCTTCATTCTCTCCTGTACTTTTGAATTTTTCTATTTTTGGTGATTACTTTGATCTTAATCAGCCAGCTAATCATATGAAATTTGAATTATTATGCGATGGTATTCTTGGGTATGCAGATAGTGGAAATCCTTATGCTTTAACGGGTATTAATACAGCCAATAATGAACGTGTTGATATTAGAATAACAGCGATTAGAACATTGATAAAATACAACAATGAAAAATATGAGCGTGATGATTTTGTGGAATTAGCAAAAACTTTTAAATAATAAATGTCAGTACGAAAAGATCCTAGCAAAGGCGGCAAGTGGCTAGCTGACTTTTACCAAAACGGTAAACGCATTCGCAAATGGTTTTTAACCAAGGGCGAAGCGTTACGTTATCAAAATCAGCACAGCCAAGAAAATGATGAGCTGGCGGATATTGAGCTGGTAACGCCAGACGATGATAGCCCTACACTGAAAGAGTTAATCAAAGAATGGTATGAGCTACACGGGCAAACTTTATCAGACGGTGAAAATCGTTTAAATAAGTTACTTAATCTTGCTACAAACTTAGGTGATTTAAAAGCCAACGCACTAAGCAAAGAAACTTTTGCGGAATATCGCAAACAACGTCTTGCGGGGAAATTTTCTAAAAACCCAAAACGCCCACCGAAAGAAGCCACGGTAAACCGTGAACACGCCTATCTGCGTGCCGTTTTTAATGAAATGCGTAATCTAGGTAAATGGAAAGCGGGAAATCCGTTGGAGGGCGTACGCTTATTCAAAGAGGCTGAAACGGAACTTGCTTTTTTGTATAGCGATGAGATCGAGCGGTTATTGATTGAATGCGATAATTCCCGCAATAAAGATTTAGGGCTAATTGTGCGAATTTGCCTTGCAACGGGGGCAAGATGGAGCGAAGCAGAACAGCTTACTCAATCGCAAATAATGCCTTGTAAAATTACTTATACCAACACAAAATCTAAGAAAAATCGCACAATCCCAATTAGCAAAGAACTTTATGATATGTTGCCTAAAAAACGTGGGCGTTTATTTAATGACGCTTATGAAGCATTTGAAAATGCGGTGGAGCGTGCCAACATTGACTTACCAAAGGGGCAATCTACTCACGTTTTACGCCATACTTTCGCCAGCCATTTTATGATGAACGGGGGTAATATTCTTGTGCTAAAAGAAATACTAGGGCATTCCACTGTTGAAATGACGATGCGTTACGCTCATTTCGCCCCATCTCACTTAGAAAGTGCGGTAGCACTCAACCCATTGTCTAACTTAAAAAGGGATTGATTTTTTCAAAATCCCTTGTTCTTTTTGGTGTCTATTGGTGTCTATTTTTGTGTAAGATTGTTTATCTTTGTTTAAGATTGTTTATTTAATTTATCGATTTATCAATAACTTATTGATTTTATTTGTTTTTAAAAAGGATTTAAAATCCCCGTGTCGGTGGTTCGATTCCGCCTCGAGGCACCACTATTCCTCCTTAGTTCAGTCGGTAGAACGGTGGACTGTTAATCCATATGTCGCTGGTTCAAGTCCAGCAGGAGGAGCCAACTTTGTTGGTTAGTAATGTTACAAAATCCTATTTAGTTCCTAGTCGATACTTCATTAACAATAATTTTGTTAAGAGAGTATCAAATGGAAAACTTAAACTTATCTAAAAAACCATTCATTATTACCATCGCCTCAACCAAAGGCGGTTCAGCAAAAAGTACAAATGCAGCGAATATTGGTGCATTTTGTGCAGATCACGGGTTAAAGACCTTATTAATTGATACCGATACGCAACCGACACTCAGTGCTTATTTTGCCTTAGATTATGTCGCACCAGGTGGTATCCACGAGTTTTTGACCTATCAAGATGTCGATCCCGCCCATATTATTTCAAAAACCACCCTGCCAAATTTAGATTTAATTCAATCCAACGATCCCACAAATAATGTCAGCCAGATGCTACGCAATGCTCCTGATGGTGCAATACGGTTTAGCTTTTTGCTGAAAAAGCTCAAAGGCTATGATGTGATTATTGTGGATACACGCGGAACGCGAGATATTACGGTAGATATGTCCGTACTTGCTGCCGATTTGTTATTTTGTCCTATCTTGCCACATATTTTATCCGCAAAAGAATTTATTCGCGGTACGATTGGAATGTACCAAGAATTGCAGACCTTTGAAGCATTTGGCTTTTCGCTCCCGCCGCTCAAGGCCGTGCCTAACTGTGTCGATCATACCAATGATGTTAAATTTGTGCTTGGTCATCTCAAACAGCTTTTTGAACAAAACTTGAGTGCAGATAAAACCCTCCTTGATTTCCATATTCCTGACAAAGTGGCTTACCGTGAAGCGGCCACCTATTCACTGCCCGTCTATCGACATAGCAAAGCAGAGTATGTCGTCATCCAAGCCCTTTGTATGCATTTATTGCCTCAATTTGCTCTCCAATTTGAGCAAGGTTTAGGAGGGCATAATGCGTAAAATGAAAAAGTCTCCCGCCGAGCTTTATTCGCTTGAGGCAGAACATTCGGTCATTGGCGGGTTGTTGATTAATGCGGATTGTTTTGATGATGTGGCGAGCATTCTCAATGCTGAAGATTTCTATCTTATACAGCATCGCTATATTTTTGAAACTATCGCATCACTTGCGAACCAAAATAAAGCCGTCGATATGCTTACGGTGTCGGAATATTGCAAAGAAAAAGGCACCTTGGAAGAAGTTGGTGGTTTCGCTTATTTAGCTGAAATGGCACATAACACGCCATCGGTTGCCAATATTGTGGCTTATGCGGAGCTTGTCAAACAATATAGTCGGCAACGTCAATTTCTAGCCTTGGGGCAGTTTATTTTAACTGAAATGACCGAGCCTAAGAATGCGGAAAATTTGGCAGCACTTGCCGAGCAAATTGAACAGCGATATACGCAAATTTCGTTAAATCAAACCGATAAAAGTGCGGTGCAATTAGCGGACATTTTTTCGCAAATGTTCAACAAGATGGAGCAATCCACCTTAAATGCCGATCCTGTTACAGGTGCGCCATTGGGTATTCAACAAATTGATGAATTGACCACAGGCGGGCAGGCGGGAGAATTGATCATCATTGCCGCTCGCCCTGCGATGGGAAAAACAGCACTTTCCCTCACGGCAACAGCAAGTATTCTGGATAAGATGACAGATCAACCCGTGTTTTATTTCAGTCAGGAAATGCCAGCAGATCAACTTTTACAACGTTTTATGGCAATGAAATCACGAGTGAGTTTGCAAAAGATTCGTCGAGCAACTGAGCTTGAGGAAGAAGATTGGGGCAAACTTTCTGAGGCTGTGGGGCGTATTCAAAAAGACTGGAGCAAACGTTTAATTATTGATGATGAGGGAGCATTAACGATCCCTCGATTACGCAGTAAAGTACGTCAATATAGCCGCCAATATGGTTTGCCTGCGGCGGTGTTCATTGATTATCTCCAATTAATGCGAGGCTCTGGCAGAGTAGAGAACCGACATCTTGAAATCACGCAAATTTCAGGGGCATTGAAAGCCTTAGCCAAAGAATTAGGGCGTCCTGTTTATGCCCTTTCACAACTCAATCGTAGTTTAGAACAACGCACCAATAAACGCCCTGTCAATGCGGATTTACGCGAATCGGGCTCGTTAGAGCAAGATGCTGATGTGATCCTATTTATCTATCGTGATGAAGTCTATCACCCAGAAAGTGTTGATCGGGGGCTAGCTGAAATCATTATCGGCAAACAACGTAATGGACCATTAGGGAGCGTGAAATGCCGTTTTTATGGTGAGTTTAGTTTATTTGAAAATGAAATGAATTTAGGTGGATATTACGATGAATACTAA